CAACGAGTTGGCGCGTAACGTAGCGGATGGCGCGAGCCAGGTTGTCAACGTAGTGGTATGTGCCGGTGTCGCCTTGCCGTTCACGCGCCAAGATTGCCCGACCTGAACGCTCGTTAGACGTGGCGCCGAGAGAGGAATCGTATTGACCCGTTGTGGCCTTGATGTCGTCGGATGCCCCCATTTTGGCTTGAATCAGCCCCGTCTGGGGCAATGGGGGCGCCGCACGCTGCGGCAAAGGCAGGATGCTTCCCTGCCCATCGGTTACGTCAGGGTTGACCTCAAGATACGGCCAGTTGGTCGTATTGGCGGTCTTCCACTGCATTTCGTAGCCTTCGAACTGGCCGCCATAGCCAATGAAAGGTGCCTTGGGAGCCAGCGCGAGCATTTCTGCTTCTTGGCTGGTCCAGTAGTTGTACATGCGCTGCGGGTCCTTGGCGTTGCGCACAAGGCCCGAAATGTACAGACGGCCTTCGACTTCCCACTCGTTGCCGACCACACGGACGACCGGTATCCACTTGCCCGGCCATTCGCGCTCTTCGAGCACGTCAAAGCCGTTGGTCTTCATCCACATGACCTTCTTGCGATGGACATCGCGGCTGCGGATGGGCGCGCCAAACATGGCCATAAGCTGCTTGTCGCGTGCCGTGCGCGAGAAAGCCGTCTGGTTGTCCGGGTACAGGTGCAGCGTGGCACGTTCGGTCTGGTAGTAGAAGTATTCGGCGATGCGGATGGTGTCTTCAGCCAGCCATTGCGCCATGCTCTCGTTGCCGACGCCCTGCGCCATCAGCGTGCTGACGGGCGATGCGTCTGGGAACATCTCTTCGTATTCGGACTTGAGGATGTCTTCGGTGATGAAGCACCACTTGGCGTCGGCACCGCACGGGTCTTGGATCGTCGGGTCCATGTAGACCGAAAATGCGTTGCGCACGCGGCCGATGCGGATGTCCTGATCGAACGTCTCGTCGTTGCAGTATTCGGTCAGCAGGCGGATGTAGCCCTCGCCATACGTCACCTGATTGTCGCAGGCCGTGTCGTAAGCCACGTCGGCGTCCGACATGTAATCAATGTGCCGCACGACGCCGTTGAAGACTTCAGCGACCTGCACGTCGGCGTTGTCGTCGGCGGGGATGACCTTGCCGCTGGGGCGGTTCTGGCGCTGCTCGTTCGTGACCTGCCGGACATGCTGCGGTAGCTTGTTGATGGTCAGGCACGGACGCGCGTTAATCGACTGGCCCTGCACAGCCCCGCGGGTCGCCAGCACGTCGGCCGGCCACTGCCACTGATTGTCGGGCGATCCGGCCATGAAGCGCAGGTCGTCCAGTTCATCTTCACGGCTGTCAGAATACGCTGCTATCGCCATTTGCAGGCGCGAGCGCATGGTCGCCATTTTGTCGTCGTCGCGCGCGCCCGTGGTGGGGTTCGAGCCGACGTTTGCGACTTTTCCAGCCGTGTTGATGCCCGTGGGGTCAGCCATGTTACTTCTTTTTGCCCTTCTTGGCCGCTTCGCGCTTTACCGCGTAAGCAATCGCCACGGCTTGCTTTTGGGGCTTTCCAGCCGCAATTTCAGCCTTGATGTTCTTGCGGAACGCTGTCTTTCCGGTGGACTTAACCAGAGGCATGTCAGCGCCCCTTTTTCGGCGGCGTCATGCGCTCGCGCACGGTCGTTCGAATGATGTCAGGCTTGCCGCGCTTCAGCAACAGACCCTCGCTCATGCTTTCTTCACGCTGGATGCGTTCTGCGCGGCGCAGCGTAGCTTGTGTGGCCGCGCGCTGTGCGGCCGACATGGTCGGCGTGGCGGGCTTGTTCTTAGGCGGCATGGAGCGCGCGATGCGGCTTTCGACGGCTTCCAGCTTCTGCATACGCTCGGCGCGGCCCAGAACCGCCTTGGGGGACATGTTGATGCGGGGCGGCTTGGCCATTTACTTGCCTTTCTTGGCTGGTTTGGCAGTTTTGGCGCTCTCGCGGAACGCCTTGGCGGTGGGGGCGCCTTTGGCGCCGGGTTTGCGCATTTTTTCGCCCGAACCGGCCTTGATGCGCTCGCGTTTAGCGTGAATTGCAGCATACAAACCCGGTTTCATGAGCATTTCCACCGTTTGAGGCTGGCTTTGGCACGTTCGCCATCCTTGGCCTTGGCCGCTACGGCGCCCATTCGGGCGCAAAATGACGCTTTACGCCCCGCGTCGGCTTTAGTCTTTGGATTGGGCGCTGGCGCCTTCAGGTTTGACCCCGTTTCGCGGTTGTACTTGGCTCGGCCCTTAGCAGTCAGCCCCGCGCCCTTGGAGACGGGTAACTTTTCCCCGCGACCGACAGCCAATGACACTGACTTTTTCTTGCCGGTCACTTCAAGACCCCATCCAAGATGTAGCTACACCGTTCGAAGAATACGACCGCGAAGGCTTTCTGTCAACGCGACCTTCGCGGAACTCGCGAGAAGCAACCGGAAAGGCAAATGTCAGCGCTATGGCGTCTGCGGCGTCCGGTGATGCCAGCCCGCGCGACTTCATGTCCTTCTTGCTTTCGAGAAACAGCGTGCCCTTGCTGTCGGGCTTGACGCGGGGGCCAATCAGGTCGGTTTTCAGGAAGCGATCCGGCGGTATGTGCGCCGTCTTGAGCCAGTCGCGCATGGCGCCCCACATCTCGGCGCGCTTGTTGCCGTACATGAGTTGCTTCTGCGCCTTGTTGCCGAAGTTGACGCCTCTGATCTTGTACCGCTGCTCTTTCAGGCGGTCCACGACGCCGGCCCCTAGCCCGCCTTCGTCCACGCACACCAGCGCGGGCTTATACTCTTCGATGGCGTCGATGACATGGCCGACGACTTCCATCGTGTCGGCTCCGCGATGCCGTTTCAGTGCGATGATGTCGCGCCCTTGGCGGACCGCGATGACGGTGGCGTCGCTGCCGAACCGTGCCGGATCGACGCCGATGGTGATTGGCGCCGTTTCGTCCTTGTACTTGGGCCGGGCCATCGCGTCGTCCACCAGATTGACGCCGATGAACTGGTCATCACCTTCGCTGGGGAACTGCCCGTACACTTCGACGTTGGCTTGGTAACTGTCCGCGCCGTATTCGTCGATGATGCGCTGGTACAGGTTCTTGTCCGTCCCCTCGACATCGCGCGCGTCGATGTTGCGCTGCCGCCAAAAGGCGCGCTTGGAGTTGAACGTCTCGTAGAAGTACCCCGTGTTGCGGCGCGGGTTGGAGAAGGCCAGATGGAAGCGGTGCGGCGTGTTCTCCGTGAAGAAACCATCCGCCACCGACCAGATGCTGTCGGGAATACCCGATGCTTCGTCGAACACCAGCATGACGCCGTCGAAGTTGTGAACGCCCGCGTAGGCGTCGGGGTTCTCTTCGGACCACAGCCGGCCTTCGACCGACCAGTAGCGCGTGCCTTTCTTCAGGTCGCGCTCGACCAGTTCCGTGAGCCATTTGGCGGGCATGATGCGCGTTGCGGCCACTTCGAACCAGTGGCTGTTCAAGGACATCGCCAGCCACTTGGTAATTTCCGCCCACGTCACCGACCGCAACTGCGCTTCGGAGTTGGCCGACACGATGGTCGTCGAGCCGATGCGCGTGGACAGCATCCAAATGGTCAGCCAGCTAACAAGGGCAGACTTACCAATACCGCGGCCAGAAGCAACAGCTTCACGAAACGTGTCATAGTCGATCTTGCCTTGGTTCTGCCGGATGTGGTCGCGGATGTCGGCCAGAATGTCGCGCTGCCATTTGCGCGGGCCTTGGAAGTGTTCCAGCGGCGTGCCCTGTTCGCCCCACGGGAACGTCAGCAGCACAAACGCCAGCGGGTCATCCTTGATCGTGGGCGACCACAGCCGCGCCATCAACTCCATCTCTTCCGAGGCGCTGTAGCGGGTGGTCTGCATGATTGGTGTTGTCCTCTAAATGGGTCAGGCCGGGCACTTCGGCGTAGGTGCCTTCGATGACGCGCTGCTGGGCTTTCTCCAGCGCGCCGGTGATGCTGATCTGCTGGTCAATCGAGACGTCAATCTGCTGCTTGGCAACCCAGCCATGCTGGTGCTTGAGGATGTCGAGCGCCGCCTTGGCGTCGCCGTCCTTGGCCGCGTCATACAGCGTCTTGGCGGCCATAAACTCGCCGTCGGCGCGGCCTTTCATCTCGGCCATTTCGACCAGCGGGTCGAACTCCGCCAGCCGGCGGTACTGCGCCGGGGTCAAGCCGGCCTTCATGGCTAGGCTGTCGCCTTTGAGGCCGTACCGCGCCGCTTCGTAAATCGCCTCTAGCCGCGCCTCGGTGGCTTCGACGCGCTCGGGCGCGAATGGCAGTGAGTAGAAGGTCATGCCGCCACAATAATCTGTTGCAGCGCGGGAGGCAAGTAGCGCGGCGACGTACCCCGAATACGCCGCCGCGCCCCCTCGACATGGATGCGCTGGAGCGTCGCAGCCATGTTGCCCCTATACTGGAAAGCCAAATGATGTGTCGGGATGGGACACGAAAAAATAAAAAATTTTGCAAAAAATTGTGGTGCAGATTTTTGTTCGCTGAAAAATTGTTTGCGGGCGGTGCCCGTCACAGCGTCACGGCCGTCGGCCCCCTACCCCCGGCCTCAAAGCCGAGAGCCTACGGGATTTCCCTTAGCTGCCGGATTTTGCGCGGGCCTTTTGCCTTGGGCGCTTTGGGCGGTTTGGGTTGACCTTTTTGGGTAGGCGGCGCGCGGCAATCCAACCGCCGAACGGCCGCCCGGCTTTGGGTCATTTGGGTCATCGCATTTGAAGTCGGTTTTCGACTTTTGTTTTGATGACCCAAAACGCCCAAAACGTTTCGGGGGAGGGGGCGCGGGCACGGGGAGGGGGCGCGGGGTTTTGGGTCATTTGGGCGGTTTGGGTCA